TACCGTGTTGCATGGTGGATTACTAAGCATCCAGAATCAACAGTTTTGTATGTTTCTGCTACTGCTAATTTAGCAGAGAAACAACTCAAGGCAGTAAAAGATATTTTACTTTCTGATAATTACAGATTTTATTGGCCTGAAATGGTTAATGAACTTGAGGGTAAGCGAGAGCGTTGGGCAGTAGATGAGATTTCAGTTGATCATCCTAAGCGTAAAGCTGAAGGTATTCGTGATGCAACAATTAGGGCAGCAGGTATTACGGCTAACGTAACAGGGCTGCATTGTTCTATTGCTGTGCTAGATGATGTGGTTGTTCCTGATAATGCATACACAACTATTGGTAGGGATCAAGTACGTTCTTTTTACTCACAGCTTGCTTCTATTGAATCTACAGGTGCTAAAGAATGGGCAGTAGGTACTAGGTATCATCCGGGTGATTTGTATAAAGATATGATGGAGATGACTGAAACCTACTATGACGAAGTGTCTGGTGAGGATATTGAGAACACTGTTTATGAAGTGTATGAGCGCGTAGTAGAAGAGAATGGTGAGTTTTTATGGCCTAAACAACGTAGGTCAGATGGTAAAACATTTGGATTTGATGAGCGAGAACTTGCACGTAAAAAAGCTAAGTATTTAGATATTACACAATTCTACGCACAATATTATAACAACCCTAATGCTGTAGAAACACAGCTTATTGATCGTAGTAGGTTTACATATTATGAGCGAGAAAAAATACAAAACTTTAGTGGCGCATGGTATTTTGGAGATAAGTTATTATACGTTTACGCAGCAATGGATTTCGCTTACTCTGTTAGCAACACTGCTGACTTCACAGTAATTGCTGTTGTAGGTATTGACGAAAACAATAACTATTACGTACTAGATATTGATAGGTTTAAAACAAATAAGATTTCTGTTATGTACGATAAGGCTGAAGCTGTATATCGTAAATGGAAGTTTAAGAAGATGCGCTGTGAAGTGGTAGCTGCTCAAAGACTTATTGTTAGCCAGTTTAGAGACTACATGCGTAGCCAGAACATTGTGTTTTCTATTGACGAATATAACCCACCAAAGACTATGAGTAAGGGTGAACGTATTGCTGCAATCTTAGAACCACGATATAGCAATAATCAAATTTGGCATTACAAAGGCGGTAATTGTCAGATTCTTGAAGAAGAACTTATGATGAATAATCCAGAACATGATGACGTTAAAGATGCTTTAGCAGCATGTGTTGAGATATGTAAATCTCCTGTAAGTTCTAAGATGTGGGGCAAACGTACTAACGTTATTGCATTTAATTCTAAATTTGGTGGCGTAGCATACTAAGGATAATATGAACGAAAATATTCAAACAACATTTGAAGACGATGTTTTAGCAAATAAGATTTCTGATCTTTGGACACGATGGGATACTTCTCGTTCTGTTTGGAAGTCAGACCAACAAGAACTTCGTAATTATCTATTTGCTACAGATACTCGTAAAACTAGTAATAGTAAACTTCCTTGGAAGAATTCTACAGTTACTCCTAAGCTTACACAGATTAGGGATAACTTACATGCCAACTATCTTGCAGCATTGTTTCCCTCTGAGAACTGGTTCTTTTGGGAAGCTGATGATAAAGACCCTGAGTTAACTAAAAAGCGTAATGCTATTGTCAACTACATTAAACAGAAGTTAAAAGCATCTAACTTCCAACTTCTTGTATCACAGCTTGTATATGACTACATTGATTTTGGTAATGTAGTTGTAACCTATGACTTCGTTCGTGATGTTATTAGTGACTCTGCTGGTAATGTAGTGTCTCGCTATGTCGGCCCTAAAGCCTATCGTATCAATCCTACAGACTTAGTTTTTAATCCTCTTGCAGAAGACTTTAGTAAGACTCCTGTAGTTAGGCGTATGTTAAAGAGTTTAGGAGACCTATTAACTGACGTTGAAACAAAGCCTAGTTTAAACTATAACAAAGCAGTAGTTGAGAAGGTGTTATCTTTTAGGCAAAATTATCGTGATGATCCAGAATTCAAAAAAGAAATTAATATGGCTATTGATGGATTTGGAAGTGCTGAAGAATATCTAGATAGCGACATGGTTGAACTACTAGAGTTCTGGGGTGATATTTATGATCCTGATTCTAAGAAACTATTACGTAACCAACTAATCACAGTTATTGATCGTAAGTGGATTTTACGTAAGCAACCTAATCCCTTATGGACAGGGCATAAGCCCATCTTCCATTGTGGCTGGCGTCTACGTACAGATAATCTATGGGCACAAGGGCCACTAGATCAACTAGTCGGTATGCAATATCGTATTGACCACTTAGAAAACTTAAAGGCTGACGTATTTGACTTAATTGCATATCCTGTAATGAAGGTTAAAGGATCAACTGTAGAAGAGTTTGAGTATGAACCCGGTGCTACAGTGTTCGTAGGCGATGAGGGTGATGTAGAGTTTATGCGTCCTGATGCCACAGCGTTGCAAGCAGATATGCAAATTAACGAACTTATGGCACGTATGGAAGAACTTGCAGGTGCTCCTAAGCAAGCTATGGGTATCCGTACTCCCGGTGAGAAAACTAAGTACGAAGTACAAACATTGGAGAATGCAGCAGGCCGTATTTTCCAAAACAAGGTTAGCTGGTTTGAACGTAACATTCTAGAACCATTGCTAAACGGAATGCTTGCTGAAGCTGTGCGTAATTTTGAGGGTGTAGAGCGAATTAAATCTGTAGATGAGGATTATGGTACACCGATCTTTGTTGACGTAACCAAGAACGATCTGATGGCCTCTGGGAAGATTTATCCTATTGGTGCTAGACACTTTGCTGAACAAGCTAGGTTTATTCAAGAACTTGCTCAAACAATGCAAGCTGTACAAGCTATTCCAACAGTAGCTGCACACATTAGTGGCAAGGCAATTGCTAAAGCACTAGAAGAAAATCTAGGTTGGCAAAACTACAAGATTGTACAAGACAATGTTATGATCTTTGAACAAGCTGAAACACAACGTCTAATGTCACAAATTAGTGAGAACTTACAAACTGAAGCAACTATTGGTGCTCAAGGAAAGCAACAAGGGCAACCTGCACAGCAGGGACAACCACCAGTTGACAACCAGCAACAAATGATGTAATATGAATAAACTATTACTTAATAATAAACCTAAAGACTCTACTAATGAAGAGTTTACTAAAGTATGGAATAACAGTAGTTATGCTTTAGAAGCTTTATATAAAACATTAGTAAGTATTAATAAAGAACTATCTACAACTAAGAAAGATGATTTTGATTGTCCTAACCATTATGCTAAGTTAGCATTTAACTTAGGTCAATCTAAAATTATTGAACAAATTATCAGTTTATTACCAGACTCTGCCAAGGGTCACGTAATTAATTAATAGTAACTCTAAGCATACTACTTTTTAGGAGATATACCCGCATGACCAATGCATCAATTTTTGATAGCCAAGACCAGACTATCGCACCAGCAACAGAGACAACTGAAGCTAATCTTTTCACTGCACTAGTGGGTGAAAATCAAAAATACAAGACTCCAGATGATTTAGCAAAAGCATATGCTAACGCTGACCAGTTTATTGAAACCTTGAAAGAGGACAATCGTAAACTACGTGAGCAAGCAACAGCCGCTAAAACAATTGATGATGTTCTTGAGCGTATGTCAAAGCAAGATAATGCACCAATGGATGACAGTCCTTCTGCTCAGTTTAACTCTGAGGATGTGCAACAGCTTGTAGAGAAGACGTTATTAGGTAGGGAACTAGCAAAGACTAAGACAGACAACTTGTTAATGGCAGACAAGCTTATGAAAGATAAGTTTGGAAGCAAGGCAGAAGAAGTATTCAAGCAACGCGCTTCTTCACCTGAAAAGACACGTATCTTAATGGAACTTGCAGCAACCGATCCTGTTGAATTTGCAGATATGTTTGGAGGTAGTTCTAACCTTCCTTCTAATAACATGGATTCAGGTTCAATGAATACTACTTCAGTAGCAAGTAATGTAGGTAATAGGGCAGTAGTTGTAGGAACAAAAGAGTGGGCCACTAAGGTTCGCAAAGATGATCCCACACTATACTGGTCGCAAGACTTCCAATACAAGCTACAACAAACTGTTTCTAAAAACCCTGCCCTATACTTTGGGCAATAAGGAGAATTAAATGGCTGGTGTTGATTATGCAAAGGTAAATGAGAATCTAGTTCGTTCAGAACTATGGTCTTCAGAATTAAAGGATATCCTTCAAGAACAACTAATGGGCACGAAGTATGTTCGTATGCTCAATGGTTTTCCTGATGGCAATCAGTTTACAATCCCCTCAATTGGTGAACTACCAATGCGGGAAACGTCAGAACTAAGTGCTGTAGTTTATGATGCAATGGACACTGGTGAATTCAACTTCACTATTGACCGTTACGTTGAAAGCGCTACGTACATCACTGACAAGGCTAAGCAAGATAGTTATTACGCTCAACAGCTTATTGGTATGTTCCCAACGAAGATGCGCCGTGCTCTAGATGAAAATCTAGAAACGTCTGTATTCTCACTTGCCAATCAGCAGACTTCAGGTAATGCTAATGCTATTAACGGTGCAGATCATCGTTTCGTAGCTTCAGGTAGTACTAACACTGTTCTATCACTCAATGACTTTGCTAAGGCTAAGTATGCCCTAGACAAGGCACAGGCTGGTGGTACTCGTGTTGCTATTATTGATCCGTCACAAGAGTATGTCTTTAACACCCTAGTTGGTGCTCAAGCATTCTCATACAATCCTACGTTCGGTGGTATTGTTAATGGTGGTTTCGTTAATGACGTAACTGGTATGCGTTTTATCCGTAGCATCTTTGGTTTCGATGTATACGTATCTAACTTCCTACCTGCTTCTTCAGAGGCTGCTGCTTCTACACTAGGTGGTGTTACTGTTCCTGCTACCCCTACCGTGAACTTATTCATGGCTGTAGGCGGCGATCTAACCCCCTTCGTCGGTGCTTATCGTCAAATGCCTCGTGTTGAATACGAGCGTAATAAAGACCTACGCCGTGATGAGTATGTCATGAACGCACGTTTTGGACTAAAGCTTTATCGTCCTGAATGTCTAGTTAGTGTCATTACCAAGAACACCATCTAATCTAAAAGGAAAATAAAATGACTCGTGCTTCTTCATGGTCTAATGCCGATGGCTTAGTTGTAGGTTTTGGTCGGAATACTCCAGAACTATCTGGTGCTCTTGCTGAAACTGAAAACGGCATTGGTGGTATTAAAACTGCTTCAGTCAAGTTTGACTACAGCAATCTAAATGCCGCTGCTGCTGTTAAGTACAACATTCCTGCTGGCTCTCGTGTACTTGATGTGCGTCTAGTTGTTCAAACTGGATTTACGTCTACTGGTACTAACACTGTTGCTGTTGGTGATGCTACTACTGCTGGTGGTTTCATTACTACTACGGCTGCTACCACTACGACAATGGCTGCTGCTGATGCAGTTATTAATTGTGATGGTGTGTACGTTTTTGCAACTACGGATACTACTGCTACCGAAGTTAAGGTTTATGCTGCTGCAACTGACATTCTAGTTGCTTCTGCACAAACTGACTGGACTGCTGGTTCAGCTACACTACACGTTACCTTTATCTAAAGGTATGTAGATTAAGGAGGGGAACTTAATGTTCCTCTCCTTTTTTTAAGTTTATTTAATAGTTTGTATTAGGAGAGATAATGGCAATAGTACAACATAGTACTCTAACAGGAACTAATCTACACGAATCCAAAGGTGTAAGTACTGCTACTTCTAAAACAACATACATTGCTGACGGTGTTGGTAGTGGTGCATGGTCTAAAGTAGGCCCACAAAGTTTAAGTGGTGTTACTACTAATGGTTCTGATGGACAACTTGTTTCTGTAAACGGCTCAGGTAGCTTTGTATTAGTATCTGGCGCACATGGACAAACAGATTTTTTTAATACAACACCATATAGTTTGGCTATTGTAGCAGGAACTCCTGCAAAATTAGCTCCTACAACAACACCTAATGGTGTTTCTCAAAATATTACTGAAGCAACTACAGCACGGCTTACGTACACAGGAGCAGATACACTAGCATTAGTTGTATTATATAGTCTTTCTGTTGACCAAGCATCAGGTAGTTCAAAAGACATTACATTAGCTATTTATAAAAACGGTGTTTTAAGTACTGGTAGTAGAATGCTTACAGCCGCTGCTAGCGGTGATAAACATATTATTTCAGGAACTACTACAGTAAGTGCTGCTACAAATGATTATTTTGAAGTTTATGCAGATGTAAGTGCTAATGCTACAGTACGTGTTTATGCATATCAACTTAGTGCGTTATTTGCAGGTACTTAATTATGGCTAAATTAACACTGATTGAAATGACTCAAAACATCCTATCTGCACTAGATAGTGATCCAGTAGATTCAATTGATGAAACAGTTGAAGCAGTGCAGGTAGCCGAACTAATTAAAGAAGCATACTTTGAACTACTAAGCCAACGTGATTGGCCTTTTTTATTTACACTAGGAACTCTCACTGCATTAGGTGATACTAGTAATCCAACTAAGATGAAGATTCCAGATACGTGGAACAAGGTACAATGGATTAAGTATAATAAGGTAGAGATTGAGTATCTTCCACCAGAACAATTTAAGCATGTAATTGATAGTCGTTTAGCATTAGTAAATGTTGTTAATAGCGATGGTTATATTATCAATGCTGATCCTATGTTCTGGACAAGCTACGATGATACATTCATTTTCTTTGATGGTATTAACCTAGCAGTAGATGCTACCCTACAAGCCTCTAAAACGACCATCTACGGCACTGTACAAGCAAGTTGGACTCATAGTGACACCTTCATTCCAAACATCCCTGAGAAGTTCTTTCCTTTACTCTTAGCAGAATCTAAAAGCCAAGCCTTTGTTAATTTAAAGCAACAGAGCAATGCTAGAGAAGAACGTAAGGCTACTCGTGGGCGTATGGCTATGCGTAATGATTCTTGGCGTAATGAGAATGGTAAAGCTAAGTACAATACTAAAGTTAACTACGGAAGAAACTAATGGCTACTAAAAAATCTAATCTAGATACTCAAGTTAAACAAGTATTAAAACAATCTCCTGTAGTTGAAGAAGTTGAAGTAAAACTTAAATACGAAATGCCTGAAAAGAAAGATGCTCCCGAAGATGTTAATAAACACAAGTGGAAAGGTATGATGGAATGAGTTCTACGTATGATAAGGTAATGGAAAAAGCAACGTTAAAGAAAGTTGCTGCTAAAGAACGTAAAGAAGAACGTGTAGAACAGAATATTATTAATAAACTTGTTATTGAACGTACACCTTCTGGACTATATTCTGCTAGGTATTCTATGCGTGGGCCAGTACCAGATGAACTTAAAGGACACTTCACACGTAGGGATCATATTGTAACTATTGCACAACGTAGAAACATTGAACTTGAATCAGAAGCAATTGCTTAATTAGGAGACTTCATGGCTGTACAACCATCAGTAAAGGACAGTTTTACATTCGTAGGTGGCCTTAATACTGAAGGCGGCTATTTCATTACTCCTGAGAATTCTTGGAAAGATGGCGTTAACATTATTCCTACACTAGATGGAAGTATTGAGCGTAGGACAGGTATTGATTACGAAGATAATTATCAACTCTATGCAGCTAACTTACTTGCCGTAGATAAACAACAACATGCATATGCTACAGGTCTTTGGACTACAGTTGCTGGTAATGGTGATTTAAACTTCTTTGTTGCTCAAGTGGGGCCAACTATTTATTTTTATGACGCTGCATCAGGTAGTGTTAGTAACAATAAACAATCTTTCTCTGTAACACTAACTCCTGTTATTGATAATACTGAAATTATCGGCTCTGCCATATGTAGTTTTGCTTCTACGTATGGCAAACTTATTGTTACTAGTAAGAACACCTATCCCATTATTATTACCTACACTCCTAATGTCAATCCCGCATTAGAAGGAACTATTACACATAAGAACATTGATATTGAGATTAGAGACTTTAAAGGTAATATAACAGGACAGCCTGTAGATGTTGAATATACCCAAGCAGAATGGGAAGCACTAGGCATCAACTTTAGTTATGTCTTGTACAACTTATACAATCAAGGTTGGACTGATACACAGATAGCAACATACAAAACAGCTAATGCTGATAAGTATCCTTCTAATACCAAGAGTTGGATTTATGGCAAAGATAGTAGTGATGTGTTTGTTGCTGATCTATTAAATAAACAAGACTTTGGTAATAGTCCTGCGGCTAAAGGTAGATACATTATTGCTCCTTTCTTTAATAGAGATACTGTTACTAGTATCTACTATCGCCCTAGCATCTGTTCATTCTTTGCTGGTCGTGCTTGGTTCTCTGATGTAGAAGATACAGGATCAATTGGTATCATTTACTTTAGTCAAGTTTTAGACGACATTGATAAAGTTGGTAAGTGTTATCAACAGAATGATCCAACATCTGAAGTGCTTAGTGATATTCAAGATAGTGATGGCGGTGTAATCTCTATTCCTGATGCTGGTGCTATTGTTGCATTACATCCTGTAGGTAGAGGCATCATGGTGTTCTCTAGTAACGGTGTATGGTTTATTAGCGGCATTGATAGGGGCTTTACTGCTTCTTCTTACTCAGTAGAACGCATCTCATCAGTAGGATGTAACAATCCTAAAAGCATTGTTGACGTTGAAGGTACTCTTGCA